CTTCATCGACACCACCACCATCCACAACAACGCCAAGACGCAGATGCCCGGCCTGCCGGAGGCGGCGACCTACACCTTCGACAACATCTGGGACGTGTCCGACGCCGGCCTGCTCGCCATGAAGGGCGCCTCCGACGCCCAGGCCCTGCGCGCCTTCAAGTTCACTTTCGGCACCGGCGGCCAGATCATGGTCTTTGCCGGCTACTGCGGCGCGAACCTGCTGCCGGGAGGCGCCGCGCAACAGCTCGTCACCACGCCGGCGGTCATCACCATGAACGGCTCGCCGACCTACTACCCGTCATGAGCGCACTGGTCGACAAGCTCAGGCGCGCCCGCGAGGAGCGCGTCGAGGCGGGCGGCTTCACCTTCACGGTGCGCCGCCCGACCGACATCGAGATGCTCGAGATGCGCGGCGGCGGCAGCATCGCGCGGCTGCTGCGCTTCGTCGTCGGCTGGGACGGCGTCAAGGAATCCGACCTCATCCCCGGCGGCGATTCGCACCCGCTTCCCTTCGACGCGGAAGCCTGCGGCGAATGGCTCTCCGACCGGCCCGACCTGCTCGACCCGCTCGCCGCCAGGATCATGGAGCGCTACCGGGAGCATGCCGATGCGCTGTCCGCCGCCGCAAAAAAGTAACCGCCTGGCTCGACGCGACACGGCTGCCTGTTGCGCCGGGCGAACAACCGCAGGAAGCCGCCCTGGCGATCCGCGCCTGGAACCTCATGGGCGGCCTGGACTGGGCCGGCTTGCCCGTCGTGGCTGAAATGCTCGGCGTGCGCGACATCGAGGCCCTTATCGTCAGCCTGTGCGCCGTGCGTGACTGGCACCGCGACAACCCACCGGAGCACTAGATGGCCCTCGCCACCCTCACCATCGACATCAACGCCCGGCTCGCCAACATCGAGCGCGATCTCGGCCGTGCCACGCACATTGCCGAGAAGAACGGCCAGAAGATGGAAGCCGCCTTCGCCGGCGCCAGGGCGGCCTTCGTAGCACTGGGCGCCGCCCTGGGCGCCGGTGCTTTCGTGGCCGGCATCAAGTCCGTCATCGACGGCGCCGACGAACTGGCGAAGGCCAGCCAGAAGTACGGCATCGCCGTCGAGAAACTTTCTGCGCTCCAATACGCCGGCGGGCTCTCGGACGTGAGCCTGGAGTCCATCGGCAAGGCGCTCAAAAAACTGTCGGTGAACATGCTCGACACCGCTGCCGGCACCGGCGAGGCCAGGGACGCCTTCAAGGCGATGGGCATAAGCGTCACCGACGCCGGCGGCCAGCTGAAGACCTCGGATCAGGTCCTCGGCGAGCTGGCCGATAAATTCGCAATCATGGAAGAGGGCGCCGGCAAGACCGCGCTCGCCGCCAAGATCATGGGCGAGCGGCTGGGCCCGGACATGCTCCCGCTGCTCAACCAGGGCGCGAAAGGCCTGGCCGCCATGACAAAGGAAGCCGAGCAGCTCGGCGTCGTCGTTGGCGGCGACCTGGCGAAGAAAAGCGAGGAGTTCAACGACAACCTGACGCGGCTCTCCACCGTCGCCGACGCCTTCAAGATTTCCATCGCCCAGGAGGCGCTGCCCGTCCTCGGTGAGCTGCTCGCCAGCTTTGTCCAGCACCGCAAGGAAACCGCCGGGCTCACCGACGACTTCAGCCTCCTCGGCGAAACCCTCAAGGCCGTCGTCGTCTTCTTCGGCAATGTCGCCTTCGTCCTGCAGGGCGTCGGGCGCGAGATCGGCGGCATATCCGCGCAGGTCGCCGCGCTCGCCAGCGGCGACTTCAAGGGCTTCAGCAACATCGGCAAGCTCATGAAGGAAGACGCCGTTGCCGCCCGCAAGGACCTCGACGACTGGGAGAAACGCATCATGACGGCCGGGCGCGGCACCGCCAACGCGCTGGGCGACACCGCGCGCCGCGTTGCCGCACCGAGTTTGCCGTCCAAGGACAAGAAGAAAACGGAGCGCGACGACGAGCTGCGTCAGATGCAGGAACTCGGCCGCGAATACGAAAAGCTGTGGGAGAGCGCAGAAAAATACACCGCCGGCCTCGACGCCCAGATCGAAAAGGGCCGCGCCCTCACGCAGTCCGAGCAGCTCCTGCTGGAGGTCGAGCGGCAGCTGCCGGCCGAATGGGCTGCCTCGATCAAGCCGCTGCTCGACCGAGCCGACGCCCAGGAAAAAGCCATCAAAAACGCCGCCGAGGCCAAGCGGCTCTACGAAGAGACGCGCACCCCCGAAGAAAACCTCGCCGCCGCCCAGATCCGGCTCAACGAGCTGCTCGACGCCGGCGCCATCTCCTGGGACACCTACGCCCGCGCCGTCTTCGCCGCGCAGGACGCCTATGACGCCGCGCTCGAAAAGACCAAGAAGACGACGGACGAAATGACCGAATTCGCAAAGCAGGCCGCCCGCAACATGCAGGACGCCATGGCCGACGGCTTCTTCGACATCATGCAGGGCAAGTTCGACGACCTGGCCGGCAACTTCAAGGCGACCATCGACCGCATGGTCGCCAACCTGCTCGCCTCGCAGCTCATGAACTTCCTCACCGGCGACTTCGGCAAGACCGGGCAGATGGGCGGCGCGCTGGGCAACATCTTCGGCAGCCTGTTCGGCGGCGCCCGCGCCGCGGGCGGGCCGGTCTCCCGCGGCAGCGCCTACCTCGTCGGCGAGCGCGGCCCCGAGCTCTTCGTGCCGCGCCAGTCGGGCAACATCGTGCCCAACGGTGCCGCCGGCATGACGGTGGTGAACAACTTCACCCTCAACCAGCCCGCCGACCGCCGCACGCAGGAGCAGATCGCCGCCCTGGCCGGCGCCTCCATCCAGACCGCGATGGCGAGGGGCGCCTGAGATGGCCTTCATCGAAACCCGCTTCCCCGACGACATCAGCTACGGCGCCACCGGCGGCCCCGGCTTCCAGACGGACGTCATCGTCGTCAATTCCGGGCATGAGCAGAGGAACGCCGCCTGGGAGGACGCGCGCGGCATGTGGGACGTCTCCCACGGCGTGCGCAGCGCCGCCCAGCTCGCGACGCTGATCGCCTTCTTCCGCGTCATGAAGGGCCGCGCCAACGGCTTCCGATTCAAGGACCATCAGGACTTCAAGGCCGAGAGCGGCGAGGGCATCTTCCGCACGCTCTCCGCCACCACCTTCCAGATGGTCAAGCGCTACACCCTGGGCGGCTCCGTGCACGACCGCGACATCAAGAAGCCCGTCGCCGGCACCGTCCTCGTCACCGGCGGCAGCGGCGTCTCCGTCGATACCACCACCGGCATCGTCACCGTCACCAGCGGCACGCCCACCGCCTGGACGGGCGAATTCGACGTGCCCGCGCGCTTCGACACCGACCAGATGCGCACCAGCATCATCGCCTACAACACGCACTCCTGGGGGCAGATCCCTGTCGTGGAGATCCGCGTATGAGGCCCGTCAGCGCCAACCTCAAGGCCCACCTCGAAGGCGAGACCCTCACCGTCTGCACGCTGTGGAAGATCACGCGCGCCGACGCCCAGGTGTTCGGCTTCACCGACAACTCGCGCGCCGTCGTCTACGACAGCGTCACCTATGAGGCTTCCGCCGGCCACACCCCCTCGAGCATCCGCACCACCGCCACGCTGGGGGTCGACAACCTCGAAGTCCAGTCCGTGCTGGATTCCGCCGCCATCACCGAGGCCGACATCCAGGCCGGCCTGTGGGACTACGCCGAAGTCGAGATCATGCTCGTGAATTACCTGTCGCTGGGCGACGGCCACATGCTCCTGAGGAAGGGCTGGCTCGGCAACGTCAAGACCGGCCGCTCCACCTTCGTCGCCGAGCTGCGCGGCATGATGCAGCCGCTGCAGCAGACCATCGGCCGCGTCTATACCCCCGCCTGCGACGCCGCCCTGGGCGACGCCCGCTGTGGCATCACCCTGGCCAGCTACACCGTCACCGGCAGCGTCACCACCGCCACCAGCGCGCGCGTCTTCACCGACACCACCCGCACCGAGGCGGACGGGTATTTCGACGGCGGCCTCATCACCTGGACATCCGGCGACAACGACACCTACAGCATGGAGGTCAAGTCCTCCACCGCCGCCGGGGTCATCACCCTGCAGCAGGGCATGCCCAACGACACCACCATCGGCGACGCCTACAGCCTTTCCGCCGGCTGCGACAAGCTGCTCGCCACCTGCCGCGACAAATTCAGCAACGTCGTCAATTTCCGCGGCTTCCCGCATGTGCCGGGGCCCGACAAAGTGATCGCCGGACGATGACAGACTACGTCGACATCGCCCGCGGCTACCTCGGCACCCCCTTCCGCCACCAGGCGCGCCTGCCCGGCGTCGGCCTCGACTGCGCCGGCGTCGTCGTCTGCGCCCTGCGCGAAGCCGGCCGGGAGGTCGAGGACGTGCGCGCCTACGGCCGCATCCCCGCGCATGGCCTCTTCGTCAAGATGGTCGAACGCCACTGCGAGCGCATCTCCGTCGGCGACCTGCGCCACGGCGACCTGATCATGTTCGCCTTCCGTGGCGAACCGCAGCACCTCGCCATCTACACCGCCGAGGGCACGCTCATCCATGCCTACCAGGACGTGAAGAAGGTCGTCGAGCACGACTTCGACGGCGTCTGGCGCGACCGCCTGCGCGGCTGCTACCGCCTCAAGGAGGCCGCGTAAATGGCCTCCCTCGTCCTCGGCGCCGTCGGCGCGGCCATCGGATCTGGTATTGGCGGTACATTTCTTGGCATGTCCGCTGTCAGCCTTGGCTGGAGCCTCGGCTCCACCCTTGGCAGCATGCTCTTCAAACCCAAGGGGCAGGACATCACGCAAGAGGGTTCGCGCCTGGGCGACCTCAAGGTGCAGTCCTCCACCTACGGCAACCCGCTGCCCATCATCTACGGCAGCATGCGCGTCGCCGGCAACGTCATCTGGTCGACCGACATCATCGAGACGCGACACACTTCCACCCAATCTTCCGGAGGTGGCAAGGGCGGCGGCGGGGGCGGCAGCAAGGTCACGACCGTCACCTACACCTATTCGCAATCCTTCGCAGTCGCGATCGGCGAAGGCCCGATCACCGGCGTGCGCAAGATCTGGGCAAACGGGAAGCTGATCTACAACCTGTCGGATTCAGCATCACTCGCCACCATCGCCGCGAGCGTTTCCGCCGTCAGCGGGATTCGCATCTACACCGGCTCTGAATCGCAGACGGCGGACAGTCTGATTCAGGCCAACGTCGGCGCAGCCAACGCTCCGGCTTATCGCGGCGTCGCCTATGTCGTTTTCAGCAATTTGCAGCTCGCGGACTACGGCAACAGGATGCCGAACGTCGAGTTCGAGGTCGTCCGCGCCGGGACGGTCGCACAGTTGGCTACCGAGACCAATAATCTTTCATTGACGAGTGTGAATTGGGAAGCGGTTGCTTTCGGTGGCGGGATATTCATCACCTTGGAATATGGGCCGGTATGGTGGTCGCCGATTCGCGTCTTGCGATCGATGGATTCAGGCGCGACATGGGTCTCTGCGACAACCAATATGACCGGTCAGGCTCTCTGTTGTACTTACGGAGGGGGATTCTTCTACGCCGGATTAGGAGGCGGGGGTGGTATTTGGCGCAGCGCAGACGGTGTCTATTGGGCTCAAGTCAAATCGGGCATCACTGGCACCGCGGTCACCTATGGCGACGACGGTATTGTGTATGCAATCCAAAGCGGTGATACGGTAATCTGGATGTCCGGTGATGGTGTGACATGGGTATCGCAGAGCCTTACCGCCGCTGGCGGAAGCTGGGCCAAGATCGCTGCCGGCAACAGCGTCATCGTTGTCTCTGGCGGCGCAGCACGCGCCGTCGCGCGGATCGGCGGAAGCTGGCAGGAAGTCACCATTCCAACAATCACCGGGACGCTGTATGTCGCCTACGGCGGTGGGCGCTTCGTCCTCATGGGGACGAACGGGTTCGCCTATTCAACCGACGGAGTGAATTGGACGGCCGGAGCTACGGGATCATACGGTGCCAAAGATATCGCCTATGGCGGCGGCTACTTCGCCGCTACGTATGGCACTCGGAAGGTCGCAGTCACTGCGGATGGGATCACAGTCGTTACCCACGACGAACCTTCAACCATCTTGTGCGATTTGGCTTTCGGGAACGGGTTGTTCCTCACGGTGACGCGAGGCGGCGCAACAGATTTCGCTTTGGCTTTTCTCCTTGTTCCGGTGATAACGTCTGTTTCAAGTCCGACCTGTTCGTCTATCGTCTCCGACATCTGCCAGCGTGCCGGCCTCGCCGCCGGCGAGATCGATGTCACCGCGCTGACCGACGAGGTGCACGGCTACGTCGTGCAGCGCTCCACCGGGCGGGCGCAGATCGAGCAGTTGATGCGCGCCTTTTATTTCGACGCGGTCGAATCCGGCGGCAAGGTCAAGTTCGTCAAACGGGGCGCATCCCCCACGATCACCATCGCGGAGGACGACCTCGCCGCGCACGAATACGGCAGCGCGCCGCCCGACACCGCGCTCGTCACCCGCACGCAGGAGATGGAGCTGCCGCTGGAGATGGACATCCAGTACCTGGACACCGGCGCCGCCTACCAGGTCGGCGCGCAGTATTCGCAGCGCCTCACCACCGAGAGCGAAAACAAGGTCTCGCAGAACTTCGCCATCGCCATGAGCGCGTCGAAGGCCAAGCAGATCGCCGACGTGCTCATGTACGACGCCTGGACCGGCCGCACCCAGTTCGACTTCCAGACCTGCTGGAAATACGGCTACCTCGAGCCGACCGACGTAATCGACATCGTCAAGGCTGGCCGCACCTACACCGTGCGCCTGGCCGACGAGGACTACAGCCTCGTCAGCCGCCGCCGCGCCGCGCTGGAAGACCCCAGCATCTACACCCAGGCCGGCGCGGCGGCGGAGATCCTCGCCCCCGACGAGGAGGTCGCCCTGACACCGCTCACCAAGCTCGCGCTGATGGACATCCCGCTGCTGCGCGACCAGGACGACGGCGTCGGCTTCTACGCCGCCGCCTGCGGCTACGGCTCCGGCTGGTACGGCGCCCAGCCCTACAAGTCCGCCGACGCCGGCGCCACCTGGGGCAGCTTCGGCGCGGGCTTCCTCAATGACGCCACGATCGGCACCGCCTCCACCGCCCTGGGCGCCTTCACCCAGAACATTTTCGACGAGGCGAACAGCGTCACCGTCGTCCTGTTGAACGGCGAGCTGGCCAGCGACACCGAGGCGAACGTCTTGAACGGCGCCAACGCCGCCCTGCTCGGAGCCGAGATCATCCAGTTCAAGACCGCCACGCTGGTCTCGGACGACACCTACACCCTCACCGGCCTGTTGCGGGGTCGGCGCGGCACGGAATGGGCC